CATAAGACTATATTTTTACCAGGAGGGCCCTTGACGCGGGCTAAACGGTCTTCCGACAATTTTGCCTGTACTCTGCAATCAAGTTGCGGATTGCTAGTCGGTGAAAACATATGTTACAGTCTCCACGGCACTCGTGCTCAAGTTCATCGAGCCGACCAAGCTCAGCGCTTAAGTAGGAGTACCCCAGGCTTGGCGCCCTTGATGGAGCGGGGCGTGCCGGCTTGCGCCTTGTTTCCTGACCTTGCGGCATACACTGCACCTCCAATGTCGCGGAGGAGCCGTAGGGTCGTGCCACTTTCCCGGCCAGTAGGGTCGGTAACGGGTCGGTCGAAGGCGATGTTGAGGAGCCTATCGCCTTGGCGCGTAAGCCAGCTGATCCAGTCGTCCTTCTGCTGCTTTGGGGCAGCGACGATCCCCTTGTCCGGCGCACTGTGTTCCACCATATGCCGAATGCGCTGCACCATGGATGGGTCGGCGAGGCGCTTCGGAATGTTGGTGATGGGCAATCCGGTGTTGACGTATCCTGCGTATTCGGCAACGATGCAGATTTGCACCGTGTACGTCTGGGGGATCGAGGGCTTCGGAGCCTGGATCATGAGGTAGCAGACGGGGAGCGGATGATCGGCCCCCACAGCTGATGCTGAGACAGAAAAGGGACAAGCTCTCTCGTAAGAACTGACATCCCATTCGTTGTACTCGAGATCAGCTGTGTGTGTCGTCTGCCATCTGAGTTCGTGCAGATCTGAGTCTGCACCATGCTGCCAAGCGTTGCCGCAGGCGAGGTCTTGCTGATTGGAGAAGCCCTGTCCAGTCGCAATGCCGAACTGGGTTTGTCCACACCTCGCGCGCCCACCAATGCCAACTGTTTCAGTTGTATTGACGTAGCGCATGCTTGCTGCGACAACTCGCGAGACGACGGACGTCGTCCCACCCGCAAGTGCGGGCTTGGTATGGTCGTTCTTGCCGTAGGGGAACTGGCTGGTGACGAGGTTCGTGCACCCGGCGAATGGTCCCGCCGCGACGTTGTCAACAATCGTCGTACCAGTGTAGGCCCCGGTCGTGGTGGCGCATCCCAGGAACATGGATGCTGCTGTGACCGGAGACCAGGCAATGAACCCGAATCCCTGCGTGCCGGTGGTAATCTCAACCTCAAAGATGGAGCGGTACTGTTGAGAGGCTGCAGGTGAGCCGGTGGGGATCCCGACCAAGGGTCCCGTGAAGGGGTCAGAGATGAGCGCCATGTAGTCGTTGAACTGCTTGCTCGTCTCGTAGAGGCCGAGCTCCGTGTTCACGGTGCCCGGGACATTTGACTTCCCGACCCTGTGGTAGTCAAACGGGTAGCTAGACGTGGGTCCAGCCATCAAACTGTTGTTCTTGCGGTTTCTGTTGCCGTTGTTTGATTGCCAGTACGTTCATTGGCGTGAATGTCTGGTGAGCCGCGTTGCACTGTCTTAATTCAGGAGCACTGTGCGTACCTGTTCGGTCTCCTCTAACACCTGGGCTAGCCGTCCCCCACTCGCGGTCATAGGGAGAACTCTTAAGCGTCTCGGCTTCGGTGCGGGCTATGGGTTGCCATCCTGGTCTACAAGGGCATACTGCCATCGGCCTTGCGGCTGGCTCAATAGGAATATCCGTGTATCATCTCACCACTGGGTGGTCCTGTGTAGCGCATGTCCGCGTCCACTGTTGCCACCTGATATCCCTCAGGGAAAGCTAAGGTCTCGAAATTGCGTTCCATCTTGAGTTGCTCTGGGATGGTAATCCCGAACGCCCTTTCAAAACTCTCCCTGGTCGTCTGCGTGACCTGGGGGCTGGTGCGCCAGTTCAGCCCGCCCTCTGCCATCATACGATAATAGCTCGGGGCGTCACGCAGCTCATCGACCGTAAGCTGATGCTCGCGACCAAGACTAATCATCTTGTCGCAATAAGCCTGAAGCACCGGTATACCTCTAGAGCAGCTCTTTTCACAAACTGCAACGGTGAATAGTCTCTCTTCTAGGTATTTCCTTTGCTTACGGTTGAACGTGCCTGGAGCGGTGGGTGGGTCCCAGACCCAGAACTTCGGCCCCGCCGCCATAGTCGTCATCACCTTCCTTGGGTTCCGCACGAACCTCCAGACCCCGTCCACTTCTACGGGGTGTGCTTGGCACCACTCGACGTCTTCCATCTCATGGGCAGGTGGCCCTTCGATCCTAAGGTCGACGCCAAACAGTGCGAAGAAAGGGGTGATTTTCCTCTGGATTTCCTCGTGGTGCTCGTACTCAACCACGGGGATGGTGTCGTCCCCGTTGACCAGTGGTTGGTAGTCATGTGCGTCGAGCGCCAATGGCACGTGTGGCAGGAGGTGTTTGAGCAGCTCATAAGTTGCTCCTCCCACGAGGAAATCCCTGTACAGGCAGTGGAGCATGTAGAAGCACACGTTGTTGGCCAGCGAGGTGTCCATGTATCCTGATCTCAACATGGCCTCCTCTCCCAGGCTGTACTTCGTTCCATGCAATCCCCTGCACCTCGGATACAAATACCACTTGATCATTTTGCGCATCTCTCTCTTCGCTTGTCCTGTGAGAAATGCCTCATAGATCTTGAACTTGGCCATGTGCAATCTGAGGTGCAGGTGCGCATCCGC